TATTTACATCCTGCGTTATATTTGCATCCTGTGAAGTAAGTCCGTAAGCTGCAAGCTTAATTCGTGAAAGCCAATCAATATACTCCACAAATTGCATGTCTCGATTATTATCTTTAAACGGAATGTATCGATTTTTTGATTCACTTCCATAAACAAATTTCAATTTATTACTATGACCAACCGTTGTCGCATTCCAAAGAGCTATAAATTGCTGTGCCTCTTCCTCTGCCATATCTCCTAAATCTAATATTCCTGGTGGTATATTATCGTCTGCAAAAGAACGAGAATTATGTAAATCTGCCTGTAATGCTGAATTTACTGCCAAAAGAATGCTCTCAATTGGAGACATTCCATACCCAAAACGATTTACATCATTTTGTGGAGATTGCATTATATAGATTATTTCATCCTTTTTGAATCTCGCTACTTCCTTCTCTTGTATTGTCTGAACATATCCATAATCCTCAGCTAGTTCTCCATACTTATTATACCTGGGACGAATTGTCGCACCATCTACTGAATTTAAACCAATTAGCTTCCCATCTGCTGAGGGAATCTTTTCAATTACTCCTGCATCAAGAGTCAATAAATCTTCCAAAATTCTATCTAATAACGCTCGATGGTTTTCACCATTTTGATTTATGTTCAAAAATAAATCAGTAACATCTTGAATGTGTGACTGTTGATACGAATCTTTATTTTCTTCCTTTGGTAGCACATCCCAATTAGACTGAGATACTTCCTTCTTAATTACATTTATACAAATTCTGATTATTGAATCAGCTTGAGCTATCCGACGTAAATTATCAAATGATATTCCAACCTTTCTTACATTAATAGGCTTTTTCGAACCCTCTCCTATAAATAAGTTATTCATCCCATATGCTCCCTGCGTCATAGCTACTGCCTTAAATCTAGATTGTGTAGCTTTATCTATCTTCATATACCCCATTTTACCTACTACTTGCTGAACGCCATTACCTAAAAAGGAAAAAGCCCTACTAAAAATTGTTTTCTTAGGCATAATAACCATCTTAAAAAGTTAATCATTTTATCGTCAGTATATCAGCTCTTTTTCTTTTTTACCAAGTTTTTTCTTTTTTACACACTTAATAATCCCCTAGAATTTAGGTCTTCTAATTTTCTATAATATTCTTCTTTTTCTGAAAGCTCCGATTTTGCATCCCTGTTTATTGAGTTGCTTTTTGGCTTATAATAACTTCCTGAGGCTACTCCTACTTTACCTCCAGTTTTAGTAATTACATGATAAACTACTCCACATAGTGCATCTGCACAATCTTTTGAACCGTTGGGTGAATGATCTATTTTTATTCCTTTAACAATTTCCAAGCGGTTAAGCTCCTCTTCTGCTTTTGGCATTTTATGAATATCTACCCTCTTATCATAAATTACTTCCTTCAATGTATTATATGGATCAATTGTTCTGTCGACTGATAAATAATCCGCTTTGATTCCTTTCGAGTTTAGAATTTGCATAAAATCTGTTGATTGCCACCCATCTAAAGTTACTAGCTTTATGAAGTATCCCGCTTCTTTGATAGCATAAATCATATTTCTAATTTCTGAAAAATCAATTTCTTGTTTACCCCCTGATGTGATTCTTAATAATATATCAATATAAACCTTTTTCTTTTTTTCTCCTATTTCATTCTCTTCCCACCCATCAAAATGCCCCATACAAAATCCTGCTGCATCTCCTTTTCCTGACTTATTCAAAGCCAAATCAATATGAATATAATATGGAACTCTCAATGCCTCTGGCAATGACAATACATTCTTCTTATTATAAGGAGCTTCTCTTTCTGTAAAGACTGCTTTAACTGGTGCTGGGTTTGGGAAGAAACCTTGAAGTGTCTTACTTGGCAATGCTCCAAAATCCCTCATTGCTTTCTCTGGGTTCTGAGTAAAAGACATTTTATACTCTCCTGGAATTTCCCATATTTCTGCCTCAGGATCATATTCATCCTCTATTCTATTTATTTTTCCATAACTGTTTGCCTCTTCCTCTGGGATTATCATTCCCTTCCTAGAATTAAAATAAAACTTTTTATCTAAATCCTCATGACTAGGTATTTTACATTTCCAAGTCGCTATCTGTTTGATGTAAATTGCGTCTGGAAATTTTTTACTGTCCTCAAATTTTGTCATTATGAAATCATCTACATATCGAGGAGAACTAATCATAATTAAAAGTCCATCATATCCAAAACGAGATACAATACGACGTTGCAATGCTGAATAAATTTCTTCTGCTACGTTCCTATCATCATTGTCCAAATAAAATGCTGCTTCATCCAAAATTCCCGCGTATACATTATATCCCAACGGTGTTGTAGCTTTACTATTACCTGGTACTAAATACACCATATTATCCTTAAAATATATACTTGAACTCATTATTCTTGGATGAAATTGCATAAAAAAAGGGCTCTTCTCAATAAGGTTTTTTATACCTGTAAATACTACTTCATACGCTTGGGTTGCTGAAATACCCATGTTCATTACAGTAATAGGTTTATCTGGTGTCAAACCATAAAACTGATGAGGTTCTCTCATGCAAAGTAACGTATGTGCTGAATAACAGGCTAAAATTTGAGATAGGTATGATTTACCACTACCAATTCCTGCCACAACTACTGATTCGATATATTGATTCTTAATAATTTTCTTTGCCATATCCCTTATTTTTGGATATACCAAACTTACTCTTGCCCCTGTTTTTTGATCTACTTTTGTTAGGTTCAAAAACTTTGGAGAATCCAAAAAAGTATCTATACCTACTCTTGGATACCTCCATTTATGTATATTTTCATAATAATCTTTTAGGTGTTCTAAATCATCTATATTACTCGTTCTTTCCACCCCTTTTCTAAAAGCGTGCAATGCGTTAATTCCGAGGTTTTTTGGTAGGGTGATTATACTACTCATTTACTCTCTTTAGTCATAAAAATTTTTATATACTGAACAAAATCTTCTGCATCATTTCCTAATCCCAATCTAAACATCCTTTTTCTTATTCTTTTCCTATCTAATCCTGTAATTCCTTCTAAAAGTTCATAAGTATGTCTTAATCTATATCTTTTTCTTTGTTTTAATTTTGCGTCTCTAATCATAAAACGTCATTAGACTCCAGAGTTGAGTGACGGTTACACTATACAACTACTCTTGTTTTTCTTCGACAATTTCTCCCTCTACTACACTCTTTGCTTCTATTTGTTTCTTCTCAATAAGCTCATCTAATGCCTGCAATAACTCATTTTTTACATCATCGCCTCCTTGTTTTATCTCTAATGCTCCCTTATCAAACACATTCAATTCTGAAATAAAATTCATATTTAATACTGGCTGTTTTCTGGACCTATCCCAATCATTCAATTGCGCAAATTGTATTTGAAGTTTCGTAAGTCTATCTAATGCATCCTGTTGCTCAAAGGGCTTCCATTTCTTCCTTCCCCCGATCATTACAGCTAATTGCTCTATAGAACGTTCTACTGAAATCATATGAGCTTCTCGTAATCCTTCTGTATACTCTACATCAGAAATATTAATTGATGACTCTCTATACTTTTTTAAATGCTGAACAATTGACCATCTTAATCCACTCATTAATATAGTTCCCCACTGTTTTGCCTCTGCCATCGTGTTCACTGTAGTCAATAAGGTTTCCCATGACATACCACCAGCTTTAAGCTTAATAGCGTATTCTGTTCTTTGTCTTACTGCTGCGTCTGTAACTCCTTCTGTTCTTGGCATTTGGATTTTATTGTTAGTATTAGTATTCTTATATAGGCTATTACTTTGTTCTATTCTATAATATATATATTTAAACGTAGAAATCCCGCGTTTTTATTAATTTTTAAATGTTTAGTATTTTAATAACATACTATTGTTTCTAATCGAGTGTATTTATGAGCAAGAGCTGATAAACGGTTTCATCTTCTCCGCTTGCTCCCTACAAGTATTGTAGGTTGTACTTTCCAATCTGCCAACTTTCTAAAATTTTCTATCTTTCTAAAATTTTCTATTGCTTCGTCAAAAATAATTCCAGTGAAGTTATTTCCATTTATTTTCACATCATTACTCAAAAGTTCTTTTGTATCCTCAAATAATTTTATTGCCTCATCTGAGATTATTGCTGACATATTGTATTATTTAAGATATGCAATTGAACTACAAAGTACTCCTCTGAACCCCTAACTTCCCTTTTAAAATTTTCTGCCTCTATTTCCTTACTTGTTACTGTTGCTGACATTATAAAACTTTATTAATTATATCCTCATTTTGACCCAATACTTCTGGTTCTTCAATGTCTAAAGTTTGTTCTTTGTCTTTCTTCTTCAAAAACCATCTGACTATGTTTGCCAATTTTTGTGCATCATTTCTTCCTTCCGCCAATTTTAATGCTCCTGATAAAATTCCAAATTGCTCCTCTGTCAACATTACCTCAAAATCCATTATATCCATAACCAATTCTTTTTCTGATAGTGGAGGTGTCTCATATTTTGCGTAGTCAAAATTTACCATCTCTTGATATGATACTACTTCTTCATCTGTAAATGGTAGTAAATTCTTGAGCTCATCTAATGAATACTTTTCCGAAAGTTTTTTTATTATAGAAGAAAGTTTCAATACGTCCATTTCTCCACGTAGGTTATTCATGGCAATTGTTTCTATTTTTGCCATATCATCATCCTTTTCCACTACCACACATGGAACTTCCTTAACTACTTCCAATTCCCTCAAAACATTAAATCGATGTTCTCCATCAATAATCTCATAATTTTCTTCCTTCTTTCTGACAAGTAATGGCTGCAAAAAACCCCTTCTTGTAACATAATCTTTAAGCTTCTTGTTTCTCTCCGGTCTCATCTGGTTTGGATTGCACTTATTTATTAGAAGCTTCTCCATTGGTATTAATTGAATGTTCATTGCTGAATTTATTACAAATATAAGTAAGCGACGTAGGCTCATTAAATTTCCCTGTTAACTCGAAAGCTCTTTCTAAATCAAAAAATTGAGTCCTCAATAACGACACCACAAATTTTATCTCACTTGTACCCTCTATAACCTTATCAGTATTAACACCATCTTTTACAAACCCTGATATATTTGGCTTATAATTTGCAATTTCTTTTAATCCTTCAATTTCATCTTCTGTCATTCCTAAAAATTCCTTTAACTGTTCAGGAGAGTACTTTTCGGCTAATACAACTACAGTTTTTGCCAAAAGAATTGGATCAAAGTCTCCTCTCAATTCATTCATACTAACTGTATCAATCATGGCTTCTTCAATACTGCCTTCCAAAATAATTGCTGAAATTTTTTCTTTTCCTAATTCCTTCATTGCTTTCCATCGGTGTTCTCCATCAATAATAATATATTTCTCTTCATGCTTTCTTATAATAATTGGCTGAACTTGTTCATTCCTTTTTATACTATCAATAATTCCCTTCATTTTTGTAGGAGGAACTTCATTTGGATTGTAATCATTTGGTACTACCAAATTTATATCCACCTCTTCTATGCCATAAGTCTTTACATCTTCCATAATATATTGGTTTATACTTATAATGCATTATAAGTCTGGATATTCAACACCTCTACTTTTCCATAGCCCGCTCACATATTCTTCCATTTGTTTATATGCTATGGCGGATAATAACACTCTAACTCTAGCTGGATGCTCCCCTTCTAATAATCTTGAAATTCTCTTTTCTCCTGGATAATCTGGAAGGTGTTTCCAATACTTCTTTAATCCCTCAAAGTCGCTACTCACACGTATATTTCTTAACCTATTGTACTCCCGATCCCATATCTGAACTATCCCATATTTTGTCCCAGTTAGCCATGTGGTTGAATCTACTGAATAAAATGGATACCTTTTTAACATATTTATTCCGGTAATTCCAAACCCATGAAATCTATGTTTACATCCACGTTCTTTCCACCTTCTAAATACCCCGTCAAAGAAACTTTGCTGTCTCTCGTTTGTCAATGTACTCGCTGCTATTCCCCCTAAAGCTATATCCTGACTTCTTTCCAACATTTTATCAAATATATCCCATCTTCCATATTTTGTTTCAAACTGATGAAATACTGGCAAAATTGTACACTTTATTCCCAAACTTTTTAAATACTTTTCCTTTTCTACTTGAGAATCTATATCTCCAGTATCCATATTGGCTGCTACATTACAGTAACCTCCAAACTTTTGTAAGAAACCTCCGTAGGACTTGATATCCATACTGTCTACCTTAATATTTCCCTGAACAGAGAACGCTCCTGAATCCATAAAAATTTTAAAGCCCTCTTTATATAAACCTTTTAATTCTTCCCGTTTTTTATCCGTTTGAAGATAGGCATAGGACTGTAGAATATTTTTATATTTTAATTCCCGTAAAATTCCGAATGCAAAATTTGTCTGTGCTCCTGCAAAATATAATCTCATTTTGATAGTATAAAATCTACTGCTGACAATGCATGAAGTCTTGTCGTATCCACAAATGGAATATCCAAGTCTCCTTCTTTAATTAAAAGCTCTACTTCTGTACGCCCTAATACTACTATATCTACCTCTCCTTTGAACTTATCAATAATTTCAATATACTTTTTTTGTGATTCTTCTTTAACCACGTCTTGAGTAAGTTCATGATAAATAATTCTACTAATTTCTTTTTTATCCTCTTCCTCTGGAACAATAACCTCTACACTTTTTCTTAAAAATCCTAAATAAAAATCAGAGGTCATTGTTGCATATGTTCCTATTAAAAGAACCTTTTTCTTTCCGTTCTTAACTAAATAATCAACTAATACTTTTCTCAAATCAATTACTGGAATATTTACTGCTTCTTTTACATCTTCATAAACAATATGAGTATTATTTGAACAAATAAATAATGCTTCCGACCCCATCTCTTCTAACTCTTTTCCCATTTTTACAATAATTTTTGCTAGACCCTTTTTATCATTAGAATTTTGGGTGATTGCTACTGGTTCAAAATTAGCGGAATTTAATAGAATTTCTGCTGAAATTTTTCCTCCCAATCTTTTGTTCACTTCAGCATTAATAATCTTATAGTAATCTATAGAAGAAGACCAACTAATGCCTGCAATCAATCCTATTCTTTTCATATTACTTTTTATACAGAATTACATCTTCATACCCTGCCTTCAAAAAACTTTCTCGTCTAAATCTACATACATAACATTCTCCACAAGCGGGTTCTGTTCCTTCAAAACATGTCAAAGTATTTTTCAAAACTTCTGTATTTATTTTATTCTTGAAAAATAAGGATAAAACCTCTTTTCTTGGCATAAACATTATTGGACAATGTATTGCTATATCTTCATCGAATGCAAACCCTAAAGCTATTGCTGCTGCGTCCGCCGTAACTTTTCTATTATCAGGACAAAAATTATCTTCAATTTTACCTTCTACTTCTGCCATATTATGATTACCTGTTACTATATCCCATGCCTCTGATTTTGCTCCCTGAAGAGCCGCTAGTGTGTAAAATACAAAATTACGGGCTGGAACAACATAGCCTGCAATTGGTCTCTTATACTCACCCCTTTCAGTAGGCTTATCAAGGCTTCCCTCCTTTTTTAAATAATTACTTTCAGGAAACAAAGTCTTTGGAAAGTCTACTTCCGTAAGCTTAATATCCAATATCTCACATTGTTTTCTAGCCTTTTCCCTTTCTAATTCATTCCTATGCCCATAACCAATATTTAAAGCCTCAATTTCTCCAAAATAATTTTTTGCCCAAATTAAACAATAAGCGGAATCTAATCCTCCTGAACAAAGTACCACTGCCTTTCTTTTTTTAGGTTCGTACATCTTTAGACATTAATTTATTAAAATAGAGTAATAGTTTATCTGGTAACTCTGGAAAAACTTTTGGATAATTCCACCCGTCCATATATTCTAACTCTTTTGGAATTTTTTCATTTAATAATTTCAAAGTTATCCAATCCTGTTCTCTTTGAATAATCTCCTCTTCATTATTATACTTGTCTCTAACTGTAAATTTTTCATAGATTTTTGAACTCATATCATATCCCATAATTGCCCCATCAATATTCAAAGCTTTCAAAGTCTGAATAATTCTTGCGCACTTTATACATTTATTACATGGTTTATCAAAAAACTCTCCTTTACTATCCTTGTGTGGAAGAATGCATGAACTAACCTCTGACAAATATTTACTCTCTGTGGCAAATAACATTTTTACAATGCCTGTTGTATAGAAACAATCTAATATACTCAAAACTTTCATATTTATTCCTACACTTCTAAACAAAGATGTTATTGCTCTGTTCATAATTTCTGCTTGCTCCCATACTGGATAATATCTTTTTCCGTTGGATAAAATATACTCTGAACAATCAAACTCATTCCCCATAACTACTGCTGTTTTTCCTTGATCTACTCCTGATAATCCCAAAAGCATCATAGCTGGAATCATATATAAACTCGTTTGAATATCCTTTGTAAAAAATCTTTCAGTCAAGGGTAAATAGTATTTTGAAAGTTTATCCTCCATCATAATATCTTTTATCTTTATTTTCTTTTCAATTTTCTTCTTTGTTTCAGAAGTACTATCAGTAGCTAATCCCTTCAACGTATATGCTTCTGGTTCATAGCCATTCTCCTCTAGTGCTATATAGGATAATACGCTTTCATTTCCCCCCGACATTGCTACAATTGGTTTTTCTTTATTGGAAAACTCCAATTCCATTTCCTCGTATTTTTTAAAATCTGGTTCTATCAAATCAATGGCATATTTAAAGGTTTTACTTTGGAGGTTTTTTTGTCCATGCTCATACATAAAATTATTCATATAATTAACCAAACCCAAAAATTATTCCTCTTCCTTGCTTAAACCCTTTGGCATAATTATTAACTTGGTGTACAAACTAAAAGTAGTAAGATAGGACATTCCAATAATATCAAAAATCTTGTGTCTACTTTTATCCCACTCAATATTATTCGGAAATGTTACTTTAACTGTCTCAATATTTTTTTCTTGTACTCCTTTTTCGTTTAGATATATTATTTCATAATACCATTCCCCGATATTACCGAGTACATTGCTTTCTATATATCTTACTGACTGATAATGGTCTTCTTCTACATAAAGAAGTGCTTTAGCTGTCTTGGACATTTTTAATTTTTAAAATGCTAAATAATTCTGAACGAGTTACTTCCTCTTCAAATACTCCTTTAACTGATGATGTTATAGTAAAGGAGCTTGTTTTCTGTACCCCTCTCATACACATACAAAGATGGTGACCAGTTACAATTACTGCTACTCCTTTTGGCTTTAGATTTTTCTCAATAGCGTTTGCTATTTGAAAAGTTAGTTGTTCTTGAATTTGTAATCTTTTAGCATAAAGATCTACCAATCTTCCAAATTTACTCAATCCTAAAACTTTTCCTTCTGGAATATACGCAATATGTACTTGACCAAAAAAAGGTACTAAATGATGTTCACACTGTGAAAAATAATCAATATCTCTAATAACCACCATTTCCTCATTATCAGTTTTAAATGTTTTGCTAAACAGTTTATCAATTCTTTCCTTCTCTTTACCATATCCTGAAAAAATTTCATCATACATTCTCGCTACTCTGTTTGGAGTTTCTTGTAGGCCTTCTCTTTCTACGTCTTCTCCTTCAATAGACTGTAAAAGCAACTTTACTGCGTGTTCTCTTTCTGAAATACGTATTTTGTTTTGTTCTTCCATATTATTCTTGATTAGGGATTTTAACATATTCTTCAATAATTAATCTTGATTTTATAAATTCCTTTTTTATTTTTGAAATTTGATCATATAACCCTTTTTCATATAAATAGAGAACTACTTCCTTTTCCCATTCCTCTATTTTTTCTAAAATTTCCTCTGGTGGTAGGATGAAAAATTCTGACATATCTACCTCCTCATACCCTACCATTTGAACCTTTGAAAAAAAATCTTGAAGCTCAGGATTCTGTGTGAGTAGATCATCAATGTATTTTTTAACTACCAAGGTGTGCCTCAGAACTGTTTGTCGTGGCAATGGGCATTTTGATCCTACTAAAAATTTTCCTTCTCCTAAAGGCCATATAGGATAAATCTTACAATCTAAAGGCTTAAAATCTTCCGTTGTACATAGCTTCACACACTTAACCTTTTTACCTCCCATATAATCATCTTCTATAATTTCCAAGTGTTCTGTACCTCCTTCTGCTCCTTCCCATTCTCCTGGGTAAGTTACAATATAATTGTTTCCAAATTTACAACATTTAAACCCACAATCTTCTGCGGGGCATTCTGGAATTTCTCCACCAAATTCTTCTTTACGGCTATACTTACTATCTAATTCATTGTTTCCTTTCTGTTTTTTAGCCTCCATAATAAATACTTTTAAATAATCATATATAATAAACTTGACATAAAGTCAAAATCCTACACTACTCCCAAGGAAAACGTACCCATAAATTTTCTTTTGAAGAAAAAAAATCTGGATCTAATCTTCCCTTTGTAACCAAAGAGGCTACCTTAGCTAAAGGGAGTTTTTTCCTTAAATATTCTAATGTCTTTCCTGAATCTACAATATCCTCAACTATTAACATTTTTTTCTGAATATCCAATGGAACTTCTTTTTCTTCCAACCACGGCATTTTGTATTCTACAATATCTCCTCGGTTTCTTCCTTTATAGCTTTGAAGGGCTATTACCGAAATTTGCCTAATATCCAATGCCCTAGACAAATATGTTGCGGGGATTAACCCTCCCCTAGAAACTGCTACAATAAAATTAAAATTTCCTCTCCCTATTTTTTCAACTAGGGATTTAATCTCAACTTTAAATCGAGTCCAACTATATATAATTACTTGATTATTCTCTTCCATTGATACAAGTTACTAAAGTTTTAATTCCTGATAATCTAGCCGAAAATTTAAAGTCTGGATATTCCTTGACAAACTGTTCTATTAAATCTATAGCATTTTCTGCCCCATCAAAATTGAACAAAATCACTGGGTCAATTAAAATTCTTTCTTTTAAATATGCTACAGCAAATTCATAATCTTCCTGATTATTTATCTCAAATCTAATTTGATCTCCTTGTTTCATTAATGAAACATTATTTGGATGAATAGTGTCTCCTGTGCTCGATGGAACATTAAAATTCAAGAGAAAATTTACTCTAGGTATGTGCCTTACTGGGGCTACATCTTCTGAACCATTTGTTACAAAAATTACTTTTAAATTCTTCTGTGATATTCCTTTTATAATTGTCATAATTTCTACCTCGGAGGATAGAGATCCCTCAATAACTACTGGGTCGACTCTCGTAATTAGAATAGCCTCCAATATGTCATTAATTTCCATTTCTTCACCAACTTCTCCACCAATAGATGCATAAGTAATTGGCTTACCTGATAGTATGCCTTCAAAAAATGTTGCCTGTTTTATAAATGCTTTCATTAAAATTAAGATTAAATTATACTCTTCTTTTTTTACCGTACATTAAAATATGTAATCTAGGTGTAAAAGAAAATTTATGTTCTTTACACTTTTCCATAACCCACATTGAATTATTTATAACTGTTTCCCTATCCATACCTTCGGGCATCAAATAAATTTTATTATTTGGAATGACATATCTATCCTGTATTTTTAGAACTTCTTCTAGATCCCCTTCTTTCTGAATCACAAATTTAAAATATGCTTTATCAGATGATCTGTAAAATATCATTACATCATCTCTCATTCTTTTCTCTTCTGTATTAAATGCCTCTTTCCCCATTGAGTTAGAAAGTTTCGGGGATACATTATATACATGAACTAATTCATCTAATTCTTTTTTTGGCATAATTGTTCCGTTTGTTTCAAGTTCAATTTTTGGATATATACCAATAAGTTTCTTAAATTCTTCTGCTAAAGCTATTATATTTTCTTGTTGAAGAAGTGGCTCTCCTCCCGTAACTACCCAATGTGCAAAATTTGTTTCTTCATCTAATTCATAAATCTTCTTAGCTAAGTCTTCCTCTGTAATATCATTCATATCTGACTCCTCTGTTCTTTTTTTATCCCATGAAAAAGGGGTATCACACCATGTACATTTTAAATTACACCCCCATGTACGAATAAAGACTACTGGTCTCCCAAGGCTTTTTCCTTCTCCTTGTAATGCTGGGTATACTTCACAAAGTAACATAATTTAGACATAAAAAATAAAAACCTCTCTCTTGTACTGATTTATTAAAATCATTTCATACGAGGGGCATATTCTACTTTCGAGTTTGGGGTCTCCCAAAGAATTACTGACCATACCTTTACTCCTCTTTCCTTTGCATCTTGATTAATTTCCAATATATCCTGAAATATCCAAAATATTATTTCTGACATTACTTCTGCTGTTGAGTTTCTTCCCTGTAAATATATAGCTAAACTTTCATTCAAATCTTTATGATCTAACAATGGCTCAATTTCTTTATACATATCCTTAATATCTCCAAAATCTATTCCCATGTCATACTTGTTCAATTTTTCATATGAAAAGGTTACTTCCAATTTATAGGTATGCCCATGAATATTTTTACATTTCCCAGGGTATTCTTTAAATAGGGCATGCGCTGAATCAAACGTGAAAATCTTTGTAACTAAATTCATAAAATATAGATATATTATTTCTTCATCTTTCAGTCTATTCTACCTTTTTTTGTTTGTCAAATTTTTAATAACAATTATTTTACTAAAGGGTCTAACCTAATCCTGATTGCAACACTCCTTTGTCATCTGTAACGCCCCCAATTACTCTCGGATTTTTCTTTGGATGGGAAAGAATTGCGTCCTGAGGTATCATATTTCCTTGTGGCTCATTCGGTTGAGGTTGTGCTGGTTCTTCTACCTCAGCTACTTTTACCACCTCTTCAAGTGTTTCTAAACTCTTCTCTACTACTTCACAAATTTTCCTCGATAATTCTACTACATCTGTTATTTCTACAGTATTCTCCTTTAACAAGTTTGCAATCTCTCCAAAAACCTTACGATCAAGTATTAATTTCATCTAATTAAAAATAAATAAAAAATAAAATATATTTATGTATTTCAGATTGTACACTATTAACTATATATTTTCATACAATGCTTTCTTTGATAACTCATCTGCTTTCCAATTCTTTTCTCTTGGTATCCACCCATATTCTATAAATTCAAAGTTCTTTTCATACTCTTGAAGTATATCCTGAAACCAATCCATCCTTTCATTTGCATACTTTCCTATAGGTCTTTTTCCATTTGCTCTATCTACGATAATTTTTGAATCAAGATGAAAACTTACCCTCGTAATTCCCATTTTTTCACACTCAACCATTCCCAATAATAATGCTTTAAATTCTCCCTCATTGTTTGAGCCCCCTTTCATTCTCCTATAAATTCCTGTCTGTGTTTCTGCAATATAAATTCCTAGTCCTACCTCTTTTACTGTTCCTAATTTCCCATTTTTTCCTAATGTTGCTGCATCTGTATAAACATTGTATGCGAATCCATTTCTATTCTCCCATAAAGACTTCAAATCTACTTCCCCTATTACACCAAATTCCTTATCTGTAACCTTAACTTTTCCTTTTTCCGTTTGCAACCATCCCTCCATAAATGTTCCTCCCAATGTATTCACATCATCCATAAATTCCTCTAGTGAATTGTTTCTATCAAGGTATGCCTGAAAATACTCCCTCAGATTTTCTAATACTGTAATTGATAATTTTTTACCTTTCATTTTTTGTGCTTATTAAATAATTTTATTTCACATTTTTTACATAAAAGACCTGTTGCGCATCTTGGTTTCTTCTTCAGTATTTCTTCGCACGTTGGACAAAGATTGAGAGACTTCCAATATTCTCTTTCTTTTATGTATTTTTCGAGTATTCCCATTTTATTATGCTATAGGATAAATTTCAGATTGCTTTCCCAATTCTATAAATAGATTGTTCATACAACATATTGCTGTTGAATCCATACAACTTTTGCCAAAGTTCATCTTTGAACAAAAATAATCAAACATTTCCCCTAAAGTAGCCTTTTCTTCTTCTTCTGAATAGATGTTTACCTCTTCGCTTTTGTTTTCCGTTTCATTTTCTGTTTCGTTTTCTATACATATAAAATTAAAAAATATAAGATATTTTACTTTTCCCATTTGTTCTTTATTTCAGGCTCTGTTACTAATTTTACTGTCTTCAAATTGATTGCATTCTCCATTTCCCATTTCACTAACTTTACTACTTTATCTGCATTTTCTTTTGGACATTCAACTATTACCTCATCATGAATCTGTAGCAAAAGATGTGCGTCATACTCCTTCAATTTTCTATGCATATTCCTCATTGCTACTTTCATAATATCCGCCGCACTTCCTTGAATAATTGAATTAGTTGCTTCCCTTTCCATTGCTCTATTCCTCCACATTCTTTTATCTAATAGCTCCTGCTTTTCATTATAAGGCATTTCTGAATAATTTACTCCTTTTGGTATTGGTATTTTATTATATTCTGAAAATCTTCTTCTTCTCTTCAGAATAGTCATTACTACCTTATTCTTTTTTAAGGTATAAACTGCCCTTGATATAAAGGCTTTCAAATACTTAAATATAGCAAAGTAATTTGATAAAAATACTTTTGCCTCGTGTTCTGATATTCCTAAATCTTGGGCTAAACCGTAAGCTCCTAAACCATATATAATTCCAAAATTGATAGCCTTAGCCTCTTGTCTCTTGCATCCCACTAAATCCGCTGTTTCCTGATGGATGTCCTTGTTTTCGCTATAAGCTTTAAGCATTATAGGATCTTTAGAAAAATACGCAGCCAAACGAAGTTCAATTTGTGAATAATCACTTATCACAAAAACATATCCTTTCCTTGGTCTAAATGCTGCTCGTACATCCCATTCATCCCCTCTTCTTGGGATGTTTTGAAGGTTTGGGGCTGAACTACTTAATCTTCCCGTCTTAGTGCCTGTCTGCTTAAAACTGGAATACAAAATACCATTCCTCTGAATCTCATACAATCCCTTAAAATACGTTCCATGTAATTTTGATAACTCTCTATGTTTTAGAATTTTTTCTGCGATTGGTACTCCTCTTTTTGCTAAATATGCCATAGCATCTGCTCCTGTTGAAACTGCTCCAGTCTTTGCTGTCCTGAATTTATCTGGCAATTTTATCTTCAATTTTTCAAATAATTCTCTCAATTGTTTTGGACTCTTCATATTTAATTCTGGCTCTTTTGCTGTTTCTTTTACTACTGCTTCTATCTCTTCTAATACTTTTTCAATTTTATGTTTCTTTTCCAAAATATAGTCCACATCAATTGTTATTCCTCTTTTCTCCATATCTAATAAAATCAAAATGAAAGGCATATCTAACCTTTCATATAATGCCCACAAGCCTTCCTGATCTTTTAATCTCTTCTCAAAATAATCAAATAACTTTTTTGTATGGTAACAATCATCTATACAATAATTTGCCATCTTGTCTTCCCATGCCTCAATTCTTTCTATCAAATACTCCTTTAAATTCAAATCTGATTTATCTACAATAATTCTTATTTCTTTTCTTGAATGCTTTAATTTTCCTGTTTTTGAGTAAATTAACGGAAGCATTTTAGAGTACGCTGTTATCTCTCCTTTCCACACTTTATCTGTTAATTCTTTCCTTAAAAACTGTTCTGTAGGTCTTGTTCCAACCTCTTTATATTCAATAACATTCTTAATTTTTAAAATCTTTCTTGATAAAAATTTCAAACCTTTTAACCTCTCTTCATCATCCATCCATGCCATTATCATTGTGTCATGAATAGTGGAATGGTATATATCAAACCCTTCCCTGTCTAATACTGATAAATCAAATTTAGCATTGTGATATATACATTCCTTCTCTGATATAATCTTCTGTAATTCTAAAAATCCAGGAGTTCTTGCCCATACATATCCTTGAACTTCCTCGTTTACATAAATACCTAATCCATATAAGGCTAAATCTACTGCAAGTGTTTTACCTAATTTGTCATTAAATTCTTCCGTCTCCAAATCTACTGCTATTCTTTTCTCCTCACAACTTAATATCTTCTCTATAAACTCCTCCAATGCGACCTGTGTTTTAATGATTTTTCTACTCATTATAATTAAATAGTTATTAAAATTTACACTCTTTTAACGGTTTATCAAATCTATCTCTGATAAATCTAGGATGTCTATATCTCGCTTTTGTTTTCTCTTGAGCTGTAAATTCTATTATCCAATTTCTGTCATCTATATGATAAAATATATTCCTTCCATCCTCTCTCTCTTCCAGTTCTGCTGTAGAAAATTTACTTCGCATCTCTTCTCTTTTTGCATCTGTCATTCCTGAAACCGTACAAACTTCTTTTAATAACCAAATAGTTCCATTTACTATGAAAGACATTTCCGCTTTATTTTGTTTACATAAATTAAGTAACCTTCCTGAATTTTTTTCATCCATTACGTGACTATCAATACTTTCATTCAATTCTCCACCATGAAATAATTGCCCAATTATTAGTGCTCCCAAAGTATCTTTATACTTTCCTGTACCTCTTTTCCATCCCATGACTATACCATCCTCTGTTATCAGTTTCTTTACCTTCTGCCAATATTTACTATGTTTATCCTGCTCATAAACGCTATTCATATCTTTAATCATCATACCTTCGTGACCATTTGCGAGTACCTCCTTTAATGCTTCTTTAGTATGTGGAATTACTGGGGATAATTTTATCCTAGAATGATTCAGTTTTTCAACTAACTGTTTAGCATATGCCCTTCTTTCATGATACGGAGCATCCGTAGTATCTACTCCATTTATCATTAGGCAATCATACACCCAATAAATTAGAGGCACATCTTTTAATCTCTTTTTTGCTTTCTCTGGTTTTGAAAGCATTACTCTATTTACTTTTGCTGAACCATTTCCTCCTTGAAAATCTTCTGCTGTAACCTCACCATCTAAAATACAATTTTTCATATCCTCCCTATCTTCATATATATATCCTCTCAAATTTTCTGTCTTATCTACTGGTAAATTATCCTTTACTGAAATATTTCTACTTGTCAAAAATACTTTACCTTCTTCATCCCATTGTAAAACATATCTACTTCCATCAAATTTTATCTCCCCGACCCATCCAGGTTTTCCAAAATATTTACTATCTATGATGAGATTATTGTTCTCATCAAAACTTGGCTCGGTACTATCCTGAGCTTGCATTGGGTATATTGTTCTTTTCATGTGTCTGTATAAAAAATTAAAATATTTTATGTTTTATCCAAATAATCTTAATACATTGAAAAATCCTTTTGATAGTACTCTTCCTTTTGGTCTTATTACTACAGGAAACCAATGTATCTTCTTATACCCTTTTCTTGGGATTCTTTTTGCAATTGGAAACTTCAATACTTTTCCCTTTACTGCATATGACATTAAAGATGCTGGTACAAACACTATTTTTTCCTCCTTCTCTAGCCTCTCCAAAATATTTATAAATTCCTCCGAAACCCCTGACCACATTATCAAATTTACCGCTTCGTTTGCTATTGTATGTTCTCCCTCTGAACCTTCGAAGGCTATAACAAGTTCAAAAAATGTTACATTATCCTTATTATCTATATATTTCTTTACTCCTTCAAATGTAAGTTTCATAGTAAATTCTTATAAATTAGTATCCTCTATACTCATTGATAGCCCAAGCGGTCATTATAAGTATTGTAATAAGTATGAAGTAAAACATATTATTTTGATAATTTATTTTTAAGGTTATTATACAATTTATTTGCTCGTTCTATTTCCTCTGTTTCTTCATTAAATTTAACTATTTTACACCACTTTTTAAATGAAAAATGAAACTCAATCTTTTGCCAAAATGAAAAACTAATCTTCTCGGGTTTATATATCTTATAGAAAAAAAACCCATTAGCAATCCAAATAATTAATTCAGATTTAATATGACTTATACAAAACTTGCTATCATCTTGATACTCCCATTCTTCTGGGTGCTTCTGAATAGATAGTACTATTGCCTTAAATAGAGCTTTATTTTTCATTTGTCTTGTTTAGAAAATATTTTCAGATAGGTTTTAAAATGTATTTCTGGCTCATTAAATACTCTATAGTAATTACTTTTTAAGTCATTCACAAAATAATACTTCTTAAAACATTTATTAATAACTCTTGCTAAAAATAGAAGTCTTCCTATTCTTCCATTAAAGTCTATAAATGGGTGGATTTTTTCAAAATTAAAGTGTAATTCTAACAGGTCTGAAAACTTACCTGATAAAATCTTCTCTCCCTTACACCAAAGCTTCATCTGCTCTGACAATATTTTTTGATTGTCTCGTACTTCTTTTGCAATATATACTGTACAATCTCTGAAATTCCCTGAATACTTCTTTTGTAACTTTCCCTCTGTTAGGTAAAAATGCGCTTTTTTTATACTTGCTAAACTATACCCATCAAAATCCCTTAATCTCCAAACAAGATTATTTAAAGCTCTTCTGCTCCAACCATCATACCCAATAAAAACATTTTCTATTAAATTTGATTCCGTAATAAATTTTTTTACATACCCTTCATTAATTCTTCCGAACATTCCAGGCTGATTATTATATTTTCCATTATTATAGTTTATGATAATTTTCTCTTTATTTTCCATGTTTATACATGAGTTTAAAAAATTTTGATAACGCTTCCAAATCTGATTTTGATACCTGCGACTTTCTCCCATAAATTAAAGTTAAATGATATCAATTTCTTTTTTTTCTTTTTAAACTCATAATAGCTTGCATTTTTGCATAAGGGTTAGTCGTTCCATCGACCATCTCGTGACATTGCTTCAGCCTGTCTTTCTGTGTATCCCTTATCAACAAGCTCGTTAAATTTGCTTTTACATTCTTTTTGTGTTTCTTCCATTCTTTCTGATAGTGATTTGTATGACATAATACTTTCATTAAATTATATTGATTACTAACTATCTTTCTTAGGGTAAAGTCTAACATAATCGTATGATTTTCCTGGTTTTTTATATTCAGATAAATCATCCTTTTTCAACACTTGCTTTAACATATCTTCATCTAATTTTGATGCTGTTTTTCCTTGTTGCCATCTTGCTTTTCCAATATCTACTATTACTTCTTTCATTCCCTCTTTGCTCATGTGGCTCATCATTAATTCTTTTGCACCTTCTAACTCCTTTTTTAATGGTGAGATTAGCTCTTCATAATCTTTAATCCTTTTATGAATTTCAAGAGATTTTTGTACTACGTCTTGTAATTGAGAGTTCATATTTTTTTGTTATGTTTTTAAGGTAATTACATTATAGTTAAAGTTTTTGTCTTTGTAAAGTTTTTTTTATTGTTATCTTTTAACTTTATGGTACAATAATTTATTTTACTGCTATTCTTAGCCTTCGCTTCTTATTCCTATACTTCTGAATTGCTTTAGTATGCTTCTCTCTATCATAGTAATCTAACCAAACTTTTTTCTCTTTTCTCTGGCTCTTAAAAGCTTCGTATCTTTCTGGATACAAAATAAACATAATTAGTCTTCTTGATACATTAAAATATATAGCTGTTTTCCTTTGGGACTTTAGTTCTTTATATACACTTCTTACTAATTCATGTTT